ACACCCCGAACCGAACTTTAATTAGCAAGATTTTCAAAGATCTCTCGTGCTTACAGCGTATAGCTGCTTAGCACATTATTGAATTATTAACGAACTATTGTTAACTAACTTGTTGTAAAATTCTCCCTTTAACTCTGGGTGAAACTTCTTAACTGCAGCCTTAGCATCTTTAAGAGCATTCTCACGCTTCAGTGCTTTACGATACTTACGTTGAATTGATGCAATTGACCTTAACGCATTATCAGCTTCTTTTACGTATTCATCTTCTGCTCCTCCTTCAACCAATGATGTAATCTCCTCCGAGCAAAAAGATATTGCATCATATTCCTCTTTGGTAATATATATATTAGCCATACATCAATCCTCCTCTGAAATAATCAAGAATGACCGCATCGCCAGCACCCTTCTTCGTTCTCTTGATGTTTCTTCTATTATTCTCAGCCTTCACGTTGATTTCGTGCAGGGCTTCTCTGTACTCTTGTTCTGTCATTGTCTTCTGTCTCTTTTAAATGGTCTATCTTCAGTTGTCTATCCAACTTGGTTTTCATTCTGTTCATCTTGTGCTCAATCCTGCCGATCTGCTTATAGGATAACCACTCCGGCTTGATATTCAACTCCAGCCAGTACTGGCGCATTTCCTTGCAATGCCGGGCGATGCTCGGGAAATAGAGGTGTCGCCAGTATGGGTAGCGAAGGAAGTACTTGCAATCGGATAGCATTCGGGATAGCATCATGTATTTATGCTTTTGCCCTTCTCCGAGACTTACAAGCCTTCCGTTGTCCCCGATCCACAGCATTGCTCCCTCTCCCTTCCAATTAAAGTCGAAAGCCTTGCTTACCGGATAATAATAGCCATCGAGCACCGTGCCTTCCTCTAGGTCTCGCCCAATCTCTCGCAGGCAGGTTCTTCCCCAGCTGGTCGTTACCTCGACCACTGCTTGTGCTGGTATCTTGTCGTATTCCTTCATATCTTACCAAATTTAAATTTCTCTTTCCGTGATGTAATACTTGAATGTCACTCCACCCATTTTAACCTTGAAGTGTCGGTCTCCTTCTTCCATCATTTCTGCATGTGGGTTGTTCCTGAAGGTTTCCTTAATTCGAGGAAACTCTTCCTCCATTATCTCCTTGGTTCTATAGTCTTCGATGTGACTATCAACTTGCCCAAGGCTATTTTTGCCGTTCAAAATGTATTGTTTCATATCTTGATATATTGTGCAGGGCTTGCGCCCTGCTGGTTAATAATTCTGTTGAAATTGTTATCTGTTTATTCTCTCAAAGCAATGTTCGGAAGGTGTATATATCTCCATGCCAGTCGCCCAGTTAATGAAAACTTTAAATGCCCCTACTTTGCGCCCGAACGCCTTTGCTTGCATCATTCTTTGTTTTTTGTTGTCGAACTCAATTTCTTTTATCCCTACAACATTTTTCTTGCGGTCTTCCGCTCTTAAAAGTGCTAATGCCATAATTGTCTTGCCTCCTATCTCTGAATTATAAATTGAATACCTGCCCAGTCTGCAATGTTGTTGCTCTGCTGCAATCTCTTATTCTCCATATCAATCAAGATTGCTTCTGTCTCGGAAATCTGTTTGCCGTTTACAAAATACTTCTTCATAGCTTCGCCCTCCCTTGATTACTTAGCATACAATGTTACAACCAATCCTCTTCTGAGTGCACAGCGGCAAGCGTCCACACCAGCCTTCAATGCTCGCTTGATAAACTTATTGAAGAGTTCTGCACCGATGAGCTTCAAGATTCCGCTTACTCCTACGAGTGTGTTTATCTTCTTGCCGTTCTCATCGTGTCCGAAAACCTTGATGCGGAAGTTGGCGTTGATAAACTTTGTTGTGAACTCTAAAACGTTTGAATTTGACTTTTTCATTTTTAATTGGCTTGACCGTGTTGCCTAGGGCTTAGTTACTGAATGTTTAATGTGCTTATCTCCTAAACACGATGCAAAGATATTAATATTTTTCGGTTCTACCAAAACTTTTCCCGAAAGATATTAATATTTTAACTTTTATTGGCTGTTTATGTCGTAAGCACAGCTATTTTCGGTACGTTTTCGGTCGTTTTCGGTACGCTTTCCACGCTCTATATAACAATAACCTGCACGCATTAGCAGAATGAATATAATCTAACTCTCATATCCCCTACCCCTTTTCTCTCAATGAAAAGTGTTCTTCGCACAAAAAATGGGCAGAAAAACGCTCTCCTGCGCTTCCTGCCCTTTTAAAGATTGATATTATGATTGAACCTATTGAACTCTCTTCTTAATGCGCTCCTTTATCCAGCAAACCGCAACGAGTGCCAGGAATAGCAATACGCAATCGCCAATGAATAATCTTATCTTGTGCCATGTGCTCACTGGCTTCTCTACCTCCTTGGTCTTGTATCGGTTCACGTAATACTTGACCTTCACGGTGTCGGTCACGAAAACATAGGTATCGCCTACGATGGTGTCCGTCTTGGTCGATGTCTTCCATCTTGTGGTCGTAAGGTTGTGCCACCGCTCCTTTATTACGGTGTCTCCCTTGATGTACACCAGCACGCTGTCCTGCTTGAATACGCTGTCGTGCTGCTGGGTGTCCTGCCAGTGGATCTGTCGCTGGTTCACACTGTCACGTCTTGCACTGGTGTGTGCGCTGTCGTGATAAACCGTGTTATTTTGCGCTGTTTTGGCGCAGGAACAGCCAAAAATCAAAAGTGGGGTAATTATAAGCATGGCGAGAAATAACGCCACAGAACGCAAATTTCGCCCTTTTCTTGAATTTTCCATACTTTATAAACTTTAGATTGATGTGTTTATTACGCAAGCACCTTGATTTTCAAGGCTTCCTTGGCTCGCTTCAAATACTTCTCGCAGGCTGCCAGTCCGTTGTACCCTCCGTTTATCTTTCTGCGGATAGCCTTCAAGTTGTCTTGGTCTGCCAACTCATTGCAGCCGAAGGTGTCGAATACCCACATCGAGGATTTCGTTGCTCCAAGGCAACGCTCCAGAAGTTCGGGACTGTTCACAACATCGAAGCCGCAATAATTTGCATACTTCCGGTAGTTGGCTCGCCCGGTAATCTGTATCAATCCCCTGCCCTTATACTTCACGCCATCGCCCTGCTGGGTGTTTCCGAGGTCTTTCCTGCCCTCGTAGGCTCTGCCGCTTGCCAGTTCCTTGGTGTATCTCAACTCTCCGCTTTCATGGGCAATCTGTGCGAGGTAGTGCGCCATCCTTAGTGGGGTGTTGATGTGGAAATGCTCTGCCCATCCGTTGATGATTGGAAGGTAGGTGTCTGCCCTGCTGCCTGCATTCGGCATTACCTTTAGAAGTTGCGCTCTAGTTATCCTCATTATCTCCTCCTTTCTTTCGACCTTCCTTCATAATCTCGACAACCGCCTTCGCAATTTCGTCCTTGTTCTCGAGGATCACCTGCATCGTACGGTCTTGCTTGCGTATCTCTGCCTTCTCATACGCCTTCTCCCGGATGCTCTTAAACTCGCACGATAGAAGGTACACCGTCCATGCGATGGAGAATATCGGGAAGGGAGAGATGATGCACGTAGCTACGTCCATAAGCGCAGCGATGAGAAATGTAGGAAAATACTTCTTCGCCTTGTCGCACGTTTTCTTCAACCCGGTTGACGTTCTTGCAACATGCAGTTCCTTCGCCTTCTGTATGCCTGCTATCAAGTCAATTGTCATCGCTATCATAATTGTAGCGAAACAGATAAAAATTACTAGGGCGCACAGATAAAGGTGGTGCACCTGAAAATCGTGAAATACTTCGCTCATATCAATTTATTTTTTGGTTATTCCAATTTCTCCCAGTCGATGGTCACGCCCTTCCCGATGATGTCTGCCGTCCACCTGCAGAATGCCATACCCTCGTATCCGTCCGGATCACTGGCTACGGCAATAGCATACTGTACGCAGTCGCTCTCGGTCTTGATTACCTTCGGATAGAAGTCCGCATAAGCCATATTAGCCAAATATAGCATATCCCCGATGGTTGCGCCCTTGGAGATTATCTCGTTGTTTGTCGCAAGCCGGATTTCGTCTACCGTCCACCGGTGGCTCGTTCCGTCAACGTTCTTCATCTGCTCGCTTGCCTTGATTGCTAGCTGCTTCGTAAAATGGTAGCCGTGCTTGGCAACGTATGCCACGTACCCACTGGCTCCCATGAGTGCCTTTGCTGCCTTCTCGTATGGTAAGCTGTGGATGATGTCGCTCTCTTGGTGCTGGTGTCGCTCTTCCTCGCTATCGCAAGAATGGCGCAAAACGATTATTTTCTTCATTGTGCGCCCTCCTATCCTAGTTTGTCGAGTAATTGCTTGACCATGCCACGAATGCCGCTTATATCGCCCTCAAGTGCCTTGAAACGCTTTTCGGTTTCCTGCTTTTCCTTGATGGCTGGGTTCAAAGTTGCAAGAAGTTCTTCGCCCTTGGCTTTCCGCTCCTTGCTTGGCTCGTATGCCTTGATTATCTCATCGGCTTCATTTACCAATTTCCCAACTTCGGGCAAAAGGTCTGCCTTATCGGTTGCCAGTACGGTTTCGCCTGCAAAGGTAACTCCGAGGTGTTCGGGTATGGTGTAGATGGTCTGTTTTCCCTCCACCTCGATTGTTACGTCTCGCATGGGCTGTCCGCTGCTGGAAATGGTTGCGATGCCAGTGTTGATGTGCGGCTGGTTGTCTACGACCTTGCCTTCCTTAACTTCCACCGTCTGCTTGTCTAGCAGATAGACCGGGTGATTTCTTTGTATATTCTTAAATTCCATAATGCGCTCTTTTTAGATAATTCGATAAATAGACAAAAAGGGGTCTCACTGATAGAACAGCGAGTTGCCCCTTGATAGATTTTGTTTAGACCGCCTACGCTCCAGTGGTGGTTGTGGTGGTCTTCAACGCTGCAATAAGTTCAGCGTTCTGTCGCTGCTGGCTCAACTCCAGGCGTGCATCGTTGTACTTCTGCTGCAAATCCTGCTGCCAGTGATTGTTCAGAACGTCAATAACTCGCTGGGTGTTGTCTTGGTTCGAGCGGATGATGTCGCACTTGTCCTGCTGAAGCTGGAAACCGAGTGCCGAGAAGCCTCGCTCTATGCTGCGGTTGTTGAAATCGAATCCTCGCTGCATTGAGTTCTGGATGTCCTTCTGCCCCAGCAGGTTCTCGTAGCCCATCTTGATGATGTTCTGCTGAGTCTGGCAGCAACAGTCCTTCAACTGCTGGATGATGTTGAGGTTTCCGAGGTTCGCTGCGTTGATTACTCGCTCTGCGCTGAGACCAACCTTGCCGCCTACATCTTGGATTGCTGCCTGCACGCCACAGACTGCATTCTGCAGCTGGTTCATATCGCAGTTAAGATTCTGCGCCAGCTGACCAAGAGCAACACCGTTGCCCTTCACTGCGTCCATCAGGAGAGCCGTATTATTGCCGTCCTGCATCTGTGTGCGAAGGCTCGCAATCTGATTCTGCAATTCCGTGTCCTGCAAATTGCCGCCACGGTTATTCCAGTCTCGCATCCAAGCCATCATCATCATATAGGCAAACGGGTTATTCATCCAGTTGCCCATACCACCGTTCATTGCTGCCAGCATAGTCGCTGGATCATTGTCTCTACCTCTAGCGAGCAAGGCTGCTGCTAGGTTGTCATTGCCACCGTCCCCAGTGCAATAGACTTTTTCGATTGTGTCTGCCATAAAATTTTGAGTTAATTACGTTACGGAAACCAAATACTGGAATCCGCTGCAAAGTTACTCTGATTTTTGGCTCGCTCCAAAAAGTTAGTACACTGGTATTTATCGAATTATTTTCAAAGAACGCTTTTGGTTATTTTCTTTTTGTTTCTTAAATACAAATCGGCTCAACGTCCTTGTTAAGAAGGGTCGCTTGTGCCGTGGCAAGTCGATAAACTCGAGACGTACTGATATAGGTGTAAGCCATCTTGCAAAGATGTCTCACTGCTGCAACGGTGCGGTTTAATACGGTCGCAGTGGTCGTTATGCTGAATCCTGCGTGTATCATCTGCTCAACGACCATACATCGTGTCATTACGAGGTTTTCTGCTCTCGACTTGCCGAGAACATCTTCTCTCGTAATACTTAATTCTCCGTTCGGCAGTTCAATAGCGCAACACTTGATTACGTTGTCTATAACTCGCCATAGTTCTTTCTCCTTGTCATTCATCTCTGTTCTCTTTTTGTTCATCTTCCTTTGGCTCGTCAACCTCTCGGAAGTCCTCGGGCGTGTCAAGGTGGGGAACGTCCAACTTCTCCCCACCAATGAAATACGAATACCCTAGATAAGTCTCCTTGCCATAGTTCGTGCCATCTGCAATGCGCTCGAACGTCTTGCCATCATCAGCGATGATGTGCTTGTCGTTGTCTTTGTCTATCTTCATATCCTAATCGTTTATGTTGTTAATTCATACTTCTGTCTCTCCTCGTCCGTTAATTCGCTCCAACCGACAATTATATCTTTGTAGAAACTCCAATTCGTTGCCGTCTTATATGTCTCTATTGCCGAATCTGGAACATATATTTTTAACTGACTATTTCCCGGAACCGTTTTAAGGTCTATAGTGCAAGGTGTGTCAGTTCTGGCAATGAGCTTCTGCATATTACTACAATCTTCGTAGATGCCTTGATAATTAGCATTGGACTCTTTGCAAAGTGGCAGAAAACCTACTTTTAAGGCTGTCTCTCTGAATACGTAGTAAAACGTTGTAGTTCCCACGTTCTTATCGAACAAATTATGCGGGAATTCCTCTAGATTGTGACAACCATCAAAAAGTCCAATTCTATCGCTACCAATTTCAAAGTTTACTTTTACAAGCTTGTCAAAAAGCCCTGCTGGAATTTCCTTTAAGGAAGAGCATCCGGCAAACAATTCGCCAGCTTGATACAGATTGACTAACGGGTCAAAAAGCCCTGCTGGAATTTCCTTTAAGGAATAGCATCCTCGAAACGTACCACACCTATTATAATCATACATTGATGTCTTATCTGCTATCGGTTCAAACAGTTTGGCTGGTATCTCTTTAAGCTTAGAGCAACCTCTGAAAAATCTATCGATATAAGCACAGCCATTGTAGAATAAATCATCGGTGATGTATTCCAATTTTCCTTGATTCTGAAAATACCCAATCGCAACCTTTGAGTTGCCGATGCCCCAAAAAGCCAAAACGGTGTTATCTTTAAAATAGATAGTTACTATGTTATCGTTTGCGGAATCAATAGAGATGTTATGCAAAGAATTACCATCAGTATATGTATGCGATTGTTCGGAATCCGTTGTTCCATCTCCCCAGTCCGTGATTATACTTCCCGAATATAGATTTATCTGAATAGCCGTACCCGTTACCAATAATTGCATCTTGCCGTCAGGCTCTGGCTTCATCGTCATTATGTCAAATTCAATATTGTACGACTTTGATATTGTCGTGTCCGAACGAGACTGAATGGTTCCTCTATCTTCGCCTCCGCTATATCGGATAACGTAATTGTATGGTTCTCCTTCTGTCAATGGCACTTTTACCGTTCCCGAAGAAAGGTCGTATGTCAAACCATTGATTTCAACGGTCGCTCCTTTTATTCCTCCGTACTGGCTTACCACGTTGAAGGTGGCGAATATTGTTTTCAGTACGGTTCTTGCTGTGATTGTCAAATGAGGGTAAAGACTCTTCATTCTCTCGATGTCTTCCTCGATTGCTTTAAGTGCAACATATTTTCCGCTCAAATATGCGATTGCAGTGTACTCCCCATTGTCTCCGACGCCCTTGATGCCCGACAGCTTGTTGAGTATTGCGAAATTGGCTTTCTGTGCATTGATGTTGGTGAATCTTACGTATACGAGTGCATTGTCCGAGGAAAGGATTTTCTCGGCAATGTCTAGTGGCTCGATATTCGGGCAATTCTCTATAACAAGCGTGGTTACGTTTGCCCACGAATCGACTGATAGACCAGTACCAAGCTTTGGCTGGTTCTTTAAAGTCAATTTGGTAATGGTGGCTGGGAGTTCCAAAATTCTAAGCACTCCACCCTCAGCAAGATTCACGGCTGTAGCCTTCGTTCCCTTCGCATACACTTCCTCTATATTCTCGCAACCGCTCACGTCAATGCTTGTGGTATAGTTGGGACAGTTCTGAATGTCCAGCTTGCGCAACTTCGCATTGTTGCCCAGCGAGAGAACACTGAAGTTTCGATTTTGATAGCCTGCCTTGGAAGAACCGATAATTAACTCCATGATATTCGTTGCCTTCGATACATCAACCGTGCCAACGTATAGAGCCGACAAGTCTCCAATAGTCTTAATCATAGAAGCATTGTAGATAATAGTCTCGGTGTCGTTGAACTTGATGCCAGCAGGTGCAGTGATAGTCTTCACTTCTCCCTCTCGCATTCTCTCACTCTTGGTCACGCTACCCCAGCGAATAGTTCCATACATTGCCGAGAACGCACCGATGGTAATGTCTGCCTTTGGCTCGACACCTACCCATACACTCGGCGTGTATGTTCGGAAAGTAATGTAGTCAGACAACGAAGAGCCTGCCTGGAACTTAGAATCCATGTACTTGAATCGGTTGTAGAGCCACCATCTTCTGTGTGCATCTCGGCTACCTTGGAGGGCATAGAGAAACGCACCAGTCTTCACGGTCTGCGCAGTTCCAGTAGAATAGTCCGTATATCCGTCAATCAAAGGCGATTCGTACTTGAAGTACCCGTCCTCATTGTAGACGCTCTCGCACCACTTGTCGCTCTGTCTTGTGTTGCAGAACTCGATAATCTTGTCGTAGCTTAGAATGCCCTTCTGTCGCAAGTCTTGGTACATCTTCGTGATGTCGGAAGAAAAAGCCTGCTCCACAAGCTCCCAAAGCAAGGAGTTTGCACCGTTCCATACATTCAAGTTACCGATAACGTCATGTATTTCTATATCGTAGCTAAACTGTATTGCACCCTCGTTATTAATGCCGAAGACCGTATCATTATCATAGAAGATAAAAATCCACTTTCCACCAACATAAAATGTTAGGAACTGGTTCTTCGCTCGCTGGTCAACCATTCCAAAAACCAATGTAATGAGGTAATAGAAGAGAATTGTCTTCTTGTCGAAATATTGTTCCAGTTCTGACTTGAACTTGTCAACGTTACCCTTGCAAGAAACTACCCATGCAAACACTTCCTTCATCTTTGAGATGTCTTCGTTGCCGTCAGGATAACGACCTTCGAAATCGTTCTTCCATCCTTCACCGCTGAAATCGGCTGAAAGGAAGTTAGAGCGGTCGCTGGTGTTGTTCAGAAACTCCCACGATTCGCCCCCCCTCCGCAAAGCCGAATGTGTTCTCTGCGCTCTTGTCGGTGTTGAAATTGTACTTGCCGATGAACAGAGGTGTCTCCCCTGCCTTGCTTCTGTGGAAAATCAAACATGGCTCTCCATATACGGTCGTACGTATCAATACATTCTTCTTCTGTGGCTCGGTCAGAATACCTGCTTGCATAAGCATCCACCCGATATAGTTAGCTAAACCAGTATTGTGTGTGCCACTGCTCTCGGCAAAGTCAGCCTTCCAGCAGAAATTTGCTGCTGGCAACACTGCCTCCTCGTTTAGCGTGAACATGTCTTGATGCTTTCCGCTCTCTGTCATATTGAAACCCTTCTTAAACTGCCCCTTATAGTTCTTTCGTGGGTAGTACTGGGAAGATGTACCCTGCACGTTCAAAACGACATCATCGGCAGTAAAACTCTTCTCTGGATGGTTCTTGTCAACGTATTCAATGCTCACGGTTTTCTTGTCTCCCTTAAACTGCGATAACTCGCCAGTAATGATAAGGCAAGGTATCTGCTCCAGCATCTTAGAATAACTCAAATTGCCGTATGCATCATAAACTTGATTGCGGTTGAAAATAGTCTGTTTCTTGTCTATATCGTCCATATCTGCAATATAGTTATCCAGTAGCTGCTGTGCGTTGAGGTTGTTAGAGTAGCTCCTGATGTTGTAGATGTCTATTGTGGCTGTCGATGATACTACGGTTATGTCCACTGGCGATGGCTGAACGAATCCGTCATTGGCTGGGTATTGCAATGACTGCGACTTGATACCGTTGATATAAATCTGCATCAATCGGTTGTTGGCTCGCTTTTCAACCACGAAGGACACACGCACTCGCTCATCCTCCTTGTACTTGGTCTCCAGTGTGGACTGCTCCGAGGTTAGGGATATTGTGTTCGGGGTCAGTCGCATACCAATGCCGCCCTGCTGACAAGAGAGAACAACACCTTCATAGTCCAGCACTTGGCGAACAGCAAACTCAATCTCTATGGTCTTGCCAGTCTGTCTGATGTCCTTGGAGAATAATTTCAAAGGAATGGTCATTGCCGCTCCACCGCTCAATCGCATGGCTGTGTTGCCGTCCTTATCGACTATCCATCCGTTGGTTATGTAGTTCATTTCGGAGAACGAAACCGCAATTCCGTTGTTCTCCCATGTTTCTCTGTCTGTGTCTTGGTTGCTCCTTCCCTGCGATGTCAGGAACAACTCAAGGTTCTGAGTTTCTGCCTCTGATGTAATAGAAGACTTGTCTACAGCCAATGGGAATGTCTTGCTTACACTTCTGCAAGTTATCGTCATGGTGGCATCGCCTTGGCTCATCGCCTTGTATACCCACGATTGCTTAGTGCGGTCAACCTTTCGGGTTGCCACGATGGAGTCGTTAATCTTCAAGGCAATGTCTGCTGGGTTGTTCAGTGGATCATAGACCACAAAAGGAATGGAAACCGTCTCGTACTGCTTCATGTATATATGTTCCATGGTGCTAGCGATGATTGGGGTTTCGTTTCCTTGCTCGATACAGACGAGTGCAAAGTTAAGGTGGTTACTCTTCAGTTCCAAACCCTGCACGGATGCGGACAAATAAACTTCCAGGCTATGCGCTCCGTGCGCTTGCGCTGGAATATCAAAAGTCTGCTGACGGTTGTTGACCTCAGTTTCTTCTTGGTGTATCTCATTGCCGTCCAAAATAATGTGTACGGTCTTCTTGATGTTGCCGATAGGGGTGTAAACGAAAGGGATAACACCTTCGTATGCAGTCACGCTGTCGAAGCTGGAAGATACCGTAAGGTTGACCATCGTCACTTCGTAAACATAGCTTCTAGAACTTCCCTCTGCATTGTCTATAGTAAATCTAATCTCGGTTACGTCCTCCCCGATGTACTTAGTTACGTCTATAGTGTATGTATTACCAGAGCGCAAGGTTATTCTCTCACGCTGCGTACCTGCAACATAGACCGTACAAGAACCGCTAACCTGAGAAAGGTCATCTTCATTCTCGTAATAAGACAAATACTTAAACTTAAAAGTCTCTGCACTCCCAGCGGTCGTATACTCGCTAGGTGTGACAATTATCGTATTTTTCATTGTCGCTTGTGTCGCTCCGGTGTTCGGTAGCTGAACTTGCGATACAACTAAATCTTCGTACTTTTCCGTGTTGGAATTGTACTTTCTCATGGATGCTTCATCTGCGAAAATTTGCAAAAACTTCTTATCTTTAATCTGCACGCATCCACCCTTCTTGGCGAAGGTATTCTTGATGAGTTCCTGCACTCGCCTGCCCGACACCGGCAAGTTTCCAGTGCTGGAATCCCCTCCCCAGTTGGTGGAAAGGTTTATAGGGTTGTCATAAACTTTTGCCATTGTTATTACTTTTAATTATTTTTCCATGCTTCGCTATCAATCCACGGTTTAGAGTCTATCCAGTGCCCGCTCCCGAAGCAAGAACGGACTGCTTGCCAAACAAGCCTCGCTCCTCGATAAACCGCTGCGATAACCTTGCCCTTGGCTTGTATTATCGCTATGTCATGCCCAAATGCCCGAATCATACCTATTCCTCCTCGTAAACAAAATAAATCTTGCTTTCGTCCTTGTTGATGGAATTATACTCGCTTTCCCCAAGGACTAAAAGGCTGTCTTCGTGCTGACCGATATGATTTACGATGTCCTCGAAAAGCCCTCCGACACGGTCTGCGGTATTGCAACCGACCTCCGTCTCGTTCTTGACCTTTTGAGCCACCTCCCGCATTTGGGAAATTGTCTTGATTACTGTGTCTGCCATACGCTCTAGTCTCCTATCGCATGCACATGCGCCCGACTACCTCTAACTGGGCTTATCTGCTTGCTCTTTGCGTGATACTTAAGATAATATAGGCAATCGGATAAATACCCTTCTGCCAGTCCCATGATGTCGTTGTATTGCTTGTTGTTGGTTATGTCCTGCACATGGTCGGAATATTCGTCTCTGTGACGCATCCCGCCCGCACGGCTTATAATTGTTCCATCGGCTCGCAATAACTTCGCATACGTGAAATAAGCGACCGCCTTGCGTACACCGTTACAATACCTTAGCTTCTTGAATTCGTTTCCGTCCTCGTCTCTCTCCTTGGTGTCCCACTCGCCTCCGTCCAAGAATAAATCGGGGACAAAAGAATCATCGAAGGTGTTGTCCCATGGGCAAAGTCCGATTGATGCCTTGAAGTTCGCCCAGCCGATGGCTGGCAAGATAAAGGCATCCTCGCATTCTCGGATAAACTTCTCCACCTCATCCTCATCAAGGTGTGTGCTGGTCGTTCTTGCAAGTTGCTTGAACTGCTCGACCGTCAATAATGGTTTACGTTCAATCTTTGGCATGGTCATTCGTTTTTGATGGTGTTGTTTCCCGCCTCGCTGCTGATATACTTCAACGGCTGTAGCTTCGGGTCTAGGTTCTGAATGGATGGGTCGTGCCAGCTATTCAGAACCTTCTTGAAGGCTCGCTCGATGAAACGCTGCTCGGTCGTTACCTCTCCGGCATAGTATTCGTAAGCGTCCTGCATAACTTGTCCGCTGAATCCCAGCTTGCCAATACGGATTGAGTAGAAGAGTTCTTGGTGGAACTGTGCGTAGATGCGCTCGATAACGCTGCTGTCTGTCACGGAAAACTCCTTGTCAAAGTTCTTCGTAGGGAAAGCCACAACCTTTGGTTCGTCTTCCTCGTTCTCCACCTCGACCGCGAGAATCTTCGCTGTGTTCTCGTCCCCTTGGAACTGCAAAAGGTCTTCATCGGAAATCATCTGTCCGCTATCCACCTCTTCGCCTTCCTCGTTGAACTTCGGCACGCCCTTCTTTGTTACAAGCATACACGATACGAGGAAGTTGTTGCGGACGTTTCGCATCTTCACGTTTCCCAGTCCCTCATCGGTCGAAATCTCCGTGATGGCTGAATCGTAGCTTGCTGTAGGATAGATGAACTGTCCGTCTAGGCTCTGCCACAGAATCTGTCCCTTGTAGTTGTCGATGCCTCCTGCGTTTTCAATCTGTTCAAGAACGATGTCGGGGTCGGGGTTGAAGACGTTGATGCGCTCAATAGTCTTCTCGTTCACCATCAACCGCTTTCCATTCCTCGTTTTCTTCTGTTCCCAGTCGGGATGCAACAAGACGTGCGCCACGTTCCCCTTGTCGTCCGTCTCTTCCAGTCGGCAATTTTCAAAGGGTACGTGGCTCACGCTCGACACCTGCCCTAGAACGTTGTAGTTTACATGAAGGGCAAAGCCTCCAAAGCGTGCGAGGTCTTGCGCTACGTTCCGAAGTAAATCGTCTGCCGTGTCCCCTTGCTGGTTCATCGCTAACGCTGCGATAACATCGCTATCGAAGCCGTAGCCCTCAATGAATCGGGCGTAGCGGTTAAGGCACAGCATTGCCGTTCCGCTTGCTTCCGTGATGCGTGCGAGGTTCTGCGGATAAAGATTATCATATCCGTATGCCTGCATCTTGAATCGGCTGACATAGTTAACATCAACCCTTCGCTTTGGCTTTTTAACTGTCTTGACGTTCATATTGCTTGTGTCGTTTTACTTGTTGTTTTGTCACTCTTCCTTGCCTGCTTTCTCGGCTTGGTCGAGGTCTTTTTTCTTGTCGCTGCCTGCTGCTTTTTCGGCAGGATCTTTCCCTGCGATATCATCTGCACCGCTGTCGCTGCCTGCTGGCGGCTGCTTGTTCTCGCTGTCTGCTGGCGGCTGCTTGTTCTCGCTGCCTGCTGGCGGCTGCTTGTTCTCGCTGCCTGCTGGCGGCTGCTTGTTCTCGATGAGTTCCTCGCTGGGTATCTTCTGAAAGTAGCTCTCCATGTGTGGGTACTTCGTCAGATATTCGTGCGCTACCTTGTCGGTCAGGTTCTCGTTCGTGAAAATCTTACCCCTATAGAAGTCCGGGCAGGAAATGATGAAACCCGCCTTCATAGCATAATTACATGTTTTTGGCATTGCCTTTTCTTTTTTGAGTTTTAGATAAATTTCAATCAAAGCATCGTGGTAACACTGCTGGCAGGTTGTCGGAACAAAACGCTTGCGTGTCACCTCGAAATATAGAGTTTCAATAACTGCCTTGTCGGTTGCATCAAATGGACTGTCAAACCGTGCCTTCAACTCCCCGACCTTGGCTGTTGCTTCCTCGTAGGTCATGGCTTAACCTCCTACGGCTGCTGTTGTCAGACTGGCATACTTGGCTGCCGTGGTCTCGCTGTCTGTATCGAAGAAGAAATAAGCTGCCTTCGGTACGCTCTCTTCTTCCAGCGTGATAAGCCAGCCGCCCTCGGTGTCGTCTGAGTACTTGTCGTTCTCGCCAGCACTTGCCTTCAGTGCCTGCGCATATCCGAATACCTGGTACTCTGCACTTCCGTCCGCTCCCTTTGAAAGGTTGCGCAGGATGATAACATACTTTCCGTTCGCTAAGCCGTCAATGATATTTGCGCAAACTTCGGGTGTGTTCGCCAGCACCACGATTGCCACGGTGTTCTTCCAGCTATTGCGGTACGTACCAACTGTCAGTTCGGTCTTGGTTCCAGTGAATGGCTTGCTGCCTTCCTGCCGGATGGCGTATGCTTTCTTGCCAGTCTTCAAGACCAATGTTTTAATTGTATTGCCTTCGACAACGGACTTGGTGAAGTCGATGTCGTCTCGGTTGATGATAAGTCCATCGCCCTCCAGTCCCTTTGTTACTTGGTCTTCGCAAGGGATGATGATGTCCTGGGCGATAAGGCTCTCGCAAGTTGTTGTCATATTAATTCGTTTTTAATTGTTATATCCCCAACACCGTTTTGTGGGTGTTGAGGACTGTCAAAAATAACTTAATACTAAACTGAAAATTAGGAGCGATTAGTAAGCTGCATGGATCATGTCCTCTTCGAGGAGAGCCGTGCCAATCTTACCGGTAGCATAGAGATAGTTTCTGCGCTCCTTCTGGTCGAACCAGATGTCGAGGTCGCTGATGAGATTATCTGCATCTGTACCAATCATAAGGTGCTTTGGATTGCAGAAGACCGCACGGTGTGGAAGGTTGACTGTCGTTGCGCCCTTCTCGTATGCTTTAATCATTCTGTCCCAGATGCCGACACGTGCAATCTTCACTCCGTTGTAGGTCGCTACTTCGAAGCCATCGAACAACTTCTCCCATGGCATAATGTCGTGGTAGGTCTTCTTGAGGTCGTATGTCAGTGCGTCAGCAAGCGAGCGTGTCATGAGCAATACGGAATCGCTGTCGTCAACGATACGTGTGTCTGCATCCATCAGGATGGTGTCTACAAGTGTAGTAGCCGCACCATTCTTGCGCAATGCAGTAATCTGCGCTGCTGCCGTGGTCTCGCTGTTGGCTGCGATGGAGGTATGGTTCTTTGTCGCTGTGGCTGTGAAGATGCGCTTGAACAGACCATCGCAGACGTTGAAATTACTGACATCTAATCCTGCTGTCAGCTTACCACCACCGCCACCTTCTTCACTTGCCAGTGCTGCCGCCTTGTCACCAAACCAGCCGAAACGCCAAATCATCTGCTCCATGGCTCGCAGGAGTGCATCGGAATAGATTGTCATGAAGTCGGTGCTGGTGAGGTCGCCAATGGCTGTACCTGTCTTCAATGAATACTCAGCGATGGTTCCCTTCAATGCCTCATAGCAAATCTTAATAGGAATCTCCCACTGCCCGAGCTCCCAACGCTTCTGAGAGTTTGCGATACCCTTCTCCTCATAGGTAGGGTCGCAACCGCCACCCTTCTTACCGACCATTTCCATCTCTCCGAGAAGAGCGATAGGGTCTTTCTCTTTGACCTTCTGAATATTCACGAATGAAGAGAAATCTTCATCGTTGTAGAAGGTTTCCTGCACGGCATCCTTGATGCTTGCGAGGTTTTCTGGCTCGAGTTTAAGGTTCTCGAGTTGCTGTTTTGTAAATCCTGCCATTATTTTTTTTGATTTAATGGGTTAATACTTGGTTATTTCTTGCCCTTTTTGTGGAGCTTGGCAAGTCTCTCCTTGATGGCGTTCTTGCCTTCCTCGACAGCGTTCACGTTGTCGCCTGCGCCCTTGCCGCTTGGCTGTCGCTGTGCTGGCTGGTAGTGGCTGCTGTAGCCTGCCAGCACCTTCTCTGCACCTCCTGCCATCTTCACGGCATTCAGGATGCGCATGTCTTCCTTGCTCTTTGCAAGTTTCTGCGCGCTTGCCAGCTGTGCCTTGGTGTCGTTCAACTGCTGTTTGAGTGCTGCTACCTGCTGCTGCAACTTGGCTACGGTGTCGTTGTCGGTGCTTGATGCGCTGCCGCCTTCACCGCCCTCACCGCCTTCATTGTCGGTGTTGTCTGCGGTCTGAATGTCGGTAATTACACCGTCCTCGACAACGATTGTCTTGCCATCGGGCATTTCGAAAGTACCGTCCGGACTTGCCTTGTCGCCTACTTGTGGATCTCCCTCTTCACGCTCAACGGTCAGTGTCTGTCCGTCTGCTGTGTTGAGTTCCATCGCCTTTGGCTCTGCCTTGGCTTGTGGCTCTGCCACCGCCTGCTCTGCTTCCTCCAGTGTCTTCACGCCCAACTTGGCGAGAATCTTGTCGAGGAGAGAAGCCTTTACTTCTGTTTTCTTCTCCATTGCTTTTGGATTTTGTTTTGAATTAATAAAATTTTCGATATTGCGTTTCGATGCGCTTGCGCTGAGTGCTGAAACGGTGCTGCTGATAAGACCTAGGCGCAAAGCCTCGCTGGTGTTGATGAAGATGTCCTTATCCATCAAGGCTTGTATCTCTTCCCGGTCGCACTCGCACCGCTCTACGTATGCGTCCACCATCTTATCCTGCCACATCTGCATTTCCTCGCCCAGGTTCTTCAAGTCCTTTGCGTTCAGCTGGTCGCCCAACCCCCAGCCAGGAACCCACGGATTGTGCAGCAGGAAGGCAGCGTTCTCGTATGCCTTGCGGCTCTCCTTTGGTGCTGCGAGCATGATGATTGTTGCCATGGATGCTGCCTTGCCCTCAATGGTGCAGGAAATCTTCTTTCCGCTCTGTCGCAGTCTGTCGTAAATCGCCCAACCTTCGACAACAGAGCCGCCATTGCAGAAGATGCGCATATCGATGGTGTCATCGTCTTTCGGTATGCTTGCCGCAAAAGCATCTATATCCTGAAAGCATACGCAGTCGCCTCCCCACCATTGATACCAGAACTTGTTGTCTTGGCAGTCGATGTCGTTGTATATTCTGAGTTTTGCCATTGAATCGTGATTTTAAGTTTTAAAACGCTGCAAAGATACGACATTTTCCGATATGTTTATCTCGTAAGCAGTTAATTTTTCTAAACAAGCCAAAATTTTGCGCTCTAAGCGGCTTTTATTGCCTTGGGTGTGTAACTTTACCACCTTCGACCGAAAACCGCTCAGAACGCAAATCTTGATGAAATAACTGTAACCATTAGAACCTGCCGATATTCTCTATCGTCTGCACTCTCCGCTGGGTGCGGTTTATTTCCTCAACGCTCACTACTGGCTGTGGAGCCATCTGATACCCTCTAGCTACAGCTGCCGCCAGCATATCCATGCCGATGTTGCTGCCTCCGTTGTTGGCTACGATAGGAACACCACCGCCTAGCTGGTTGAATGCGGATAATATAGGGCTGAACATCGAAGTCGCCTTGGCGGTCATTACACTCTCGCCATTGGAAAGCCTTGCCGGGATGCTGTCGCTAGTTCCGGTTCCAGAGCCTTGGACGTAGCCACCAGTGGAGAAGCCCTTGACGAGTGCTTTTGCTCCTGCAAAGGCTGCCTTGATAAGTACCATTAATGCTGCTGCACTCGCAACACCTCCCCACGACTTGCTTGCAATCTCCTTGGCGAGGATCTGTGCATAGTAAGCGTTAACTGCTATTTCGATAGCGTCAAGCATTGATGTCAGCATCGATTTGAGGAATGAGTGCAGCGATTTATCCTCGCTCTCGAAGAACTCGGACAGACCGTCTCCCATGGTCTGTATCATGTCGCTCATCATTTTCAGTTGCTCTTCCGTCAAAGCTGCCTTTTTCTTGTTAGCTTCCTCTTGCTCCTTGACTTCTGCATCGCTCAAATCCTTCTGTAGCTGCTCTTGCACGGCTGCATAGTTCTTGTAGGCGTCCATCTTGCTCTGAAGGAAAGCCTTGTATCTCTCCAGCTTGGCTGCATCGTCTTCCTCTCCAGTGCCACCATTCATGATGTCCGCATCCTTGCGTGCCTTCTCTGCGTCCTCGAACTCCTTGTTGAGTTCGTCCACAATCTCCTTGGCTTGATTCTTCAAGTCCGCTTTCGACTTAATCATGATGTCGAGAAGTTTTGCCTGCATTTCCTGCGCCTTTTCCGCTCCGATTTGTCCTGCCGCCACGTATGCGTCAATACTCCTAGCTACCATGTTCTTCTCCAGCTGTTCGAGGTCGTTGTTGTAGTCTCGCTCGTTGTCGTACATGCCTGCGAGGTATCGCTTCTTTGCGTCCATTACTTGCTCGTTGTACTTGAACTGGATAAGTGCAATCTGTGCCTGCAATTCCTTTTCCTGCTTCTTCCTGCGCTCTGCCTCTGCCTTTGCTTCCGCTTCTTCCTTGGCTCTCTGTGCCTTGGTCTTGGCAGTGCTGCCCTTGGCTGCTGCTGGTGTCGTTCCCTTGTTTCCGCTCGCTGGCTCGCTGCTGGTCGCTCCACCGTCTAGGTTCGCAAGTTTCAGATGGTTCAGTCTTCCGTGCACGGTGTTCTCGAATCCGTCAGCGAAGGAATTGCCTATCTCTATTCCAGCGTTCTTGATGTCGTGCCATGCTTCCTTGATAGTGCCGGAAATATCGAATATTTCCTTGAATCCCTTCTGTGCCTTGGATAGGTCAAAAGTCACGATACCTTCGAGAATATCAAGCATGCCCTTGGCTGCAAAGCCCATCCTCTTGAATGCGTCTATTCCGAGATTGCATACGAGTTTGATTGCGTTCCACATCAAGCGGAAACTTGTGCCGAGCGCATTGATTACCCCTCGCAACAGAAGGCTATCATTGTACCAGTCGATGAAGTAGTTGATGGTATTGAACAAACCCTTCATTATCTGAATGAGAACCTTCGTGCCGAATTGCTTTCCTGCCGTGATGATTGATGCAAAGCCCTTTTGACTGAAATCGAACATAGAACTCATATAGGTGTTCAGTTCCTTTTGTAACTTGATGTTCTCCAGCTGTACATCTCCCCAAGTTCCAGTCTGCTTCTTCACTTCATCAAGGCTGGTGCTCATCGTGTCGAGCTGTTCGATAAGCTGAATACCTGCTTGCGCTCCCTGCTTTCCGAAGACGTTCTTCAGAACATCGCCCACCTGCTGGCTGTCCGCTCCGAAGTTCTTCATCTTCGTGCTGACCTCTTGGATAACATCGAAGGTACTTTTCGTTCCTTTGGCTAGGTCTTCCTGCACTTGCTTGCTTGAAATACCGATAGCATCAAGGCTGGAAGCCGTGCCGCTGCTCATCTCACGAATTTTCTTGCTCGCCATATCGATGATGTCGAGACCCTTGTCGCTGAAGATACCGCTACGTGTCTGCTGGATGATAGCAACCATCTGGTCTGCCGATATTCCTGCATCGTGGAAGGTAGGCGCATACTGCTGTATCTTCTGCAACATATCGCCCGATAGGTCTGCACCGCTCGCAAAGCCCTTGTTGATTACGTCCATCGCCTGCTCGCCCGATAGATGAAAATTAGCCATAAGGTTGTCAGCCGTGGCGAGAACGTCTTTGAAATCTTTTCCCATCGTGTCCGCTGTAGCTGCGATGCTGTTCCTCATCGTCTCCAAGGCTTCCCCGGTGTAGCCAGTGAACTCCCTTGTCAGTCGTGTGGCTTCCATCAATCCCTTGTTGTAGTCAAACCACCACTTGAATGTCATACCAACGCCGACAACGCCAGCGAGTGCAGCAAAATATGGATTCATAACCAAGCCGATTGCGGTCTTACCGAACGCCTTCAGCTTGTCTGTCAGTCCATCCATATTCTGCGCCAATTTGATGATGTTGCTAACCTCGGTATCATTGACAATATCCATACCAAAGAACTCCGTCCCCTGCAGGTCATCTGCTGCTTGCATCATCGAGTTGTAGTAATTGCCAACGTTGCGATAATATCGTTGCGTCTCCTCCTCAGCCAACTTCAACTTGTCAGTTATCTCGTTGATATGCTGGGCTAGGGCTTGCCCCTTCGCTCCCTCACGTTCTGCCTTCGCCATTTCATCGTATTTCTTGGTGGCATTGGATAGCTGGGCACGCAACTGCTTCAAACTGCCCTCCTGCTCGTTCTCTGTGCGCACGTTGTTCTGGATCTCCTTCTGCAAGGCTCGCACGTTGTACTGGTACTCTTTGATGGTTGCGTTGATGGCTTCCGTCTGCACCTTCATTTCGTTTGTCGTGATGGTCTTGTCTTTTTCCTGCTGCTGCAAGTCCTTGATGCTTGCCTTTAGCTGGTCTATCTTCTCTTTGTATCTGATGATGCCGTAGATTGCATCCTCGTACTTGACCTTGATGTCAAGAATCTGCTGTTTGTCTTCACTTACCATAGTTCTTTCTTTTTAGTTGTTCAACTCTATCATTGTAACCTCGCAATATCCGCTGCTTGTGGTCTTGATTTCGAGAACCGCAAAATACGCTCCATACTGTGCAAGGTACACTGGCTTCGTCTCGTCAAAATCCAGAATATCCAAGTCCGACAGATTGAGCCGCTCTGTGATTACGTGCGCCTTGGCGATGCTTGCTGCAAGCTGCTTGTACTTCGTATCGAAGATGTTCTGAAGGTCAATACCGAATCGCAGTGCCGCTTGCTCCTTATCATCCCTAAGCGTCATTATTCGCTCCTTGCATCCCTTATACTCTCCACCATTCTTCATGCCGAAAGAATCCAGTGTTCTTATCGGTATGCGGTTGTCATCGCTGGCTGCAAAAGGTAGCGTCCACGTGTCCTGCTCATAGTCCAAAGTCTGGTTGCTGATTGCGAGGTCTGCATCATAGTCCCCGGTTGTCTCTTCGTCATTCTTCCACTTGTAGCGGTTGTGTTGCATGAAGTCTGAAACGGAATACTCGCTTTTTCGTGGTGCACCTTGGCGGTCATACGGAATGAGTTTTCCGCTCCAGTCGTAGGCGTTCGCCTTGTTTGCCCAAACTCTGGTAAACATGATAAACTGCACTTGCGTGCTGTTGGTCAGTTGCCTAGGGAACGAGCCAGTTATCAAAGCCAGAAACTTAATGAAGTTTGTTACCTCGATTTCAGGCAGGTTTATGCCGATAGGGAAACTTCCACCAATCGGAACGCTGTCCCCACTCTTGACGCTTGCCGTGATTTTGCCGCCATAAACGGAAGGCAGGTTAACTGTGTCCACTCCGTGCATGATAGTCTCAAACGTTAGTACATCGTCCTTCTTTAGCGATATTGTGTTCGTTCCTGCCGAAAGTAAATAAAGATAGCCATCGATAGCATAGCTGCGTAGTACGACCGGGTACTTAACCTGCCCATCCTCGTATTTCAAATCTCCGAACTCGTATTCCTGCGTGGATGCCTCACCTCCAGTAGTGCTTGGTGTTGTCACGGTCATTTTCACGCCCATAGGCAACTGTATCTCCGCTGCGTCTTCAAACTGATGTCTGACGTAGTATTGCACTTGCACATCAAAGGTCAGTTCGCAATCCTTCGTTATCGTCAGTTTCTGTACATCGCTGCCAGTGCTTGGTGTGACTGATGTCAATGAGTTGTTGACGGAAAAGGAAAGCGCCCCCAGTCCGTCACGGCTCTTAACGTCTGCGGTCAGATCACCGATGATTGTCTTGTCGTCTGCCTTATTGTTGATGATAGGCACAACAAGGTTGTTCAACATCTTCTTTGCTTCATCATCCTGCCAAACGAAAGATACGCCCGACTTCCTCGCTATCCTTGACAATAGCCAGTTTACGGTAACACATGGCTGCAAGAATTTTGGGGATGTTTTATATTCATCCACCGCCACATCATCGCCTACGAAATCCTCCTTATTATCACCATCTATCATTTCGTTCATAGGTGTCAGCCCGGTAACTGATAGCGATAAAGTGCCATAATATTCGGCAGGCGCATTCACTACGAGGTATGCAGCTCTAGCCTCTCCTCTGATGGTGTATACGTCCAGGGTCTCGTCTTCTCCGCTCACGGATAGAACCCGCATATACTTATCCAGCACCGCATAACTTCTGTAATCGCCCTTTCCTTGTGCCTGCACTTTTGCCGTTGTCGATGGCAGGAAGGGAATGAGAGCACAAATCGTGTCCGATGCATTCTCTATCTTTCCGCTGATGTATTTTCCTACCTCTGTGCCAGTTCTGATGCGTCCACGGCTAGGCGAGTATTGTGTCGTGGTATACTTATTCCTCTGCACCAAGTTAATGCCAAAGTTATCTTTGCTTTCAATTCGGTATGGGTTGTAATAAGCAAAGAATATTCCCTTGCTCACGGCTTCCTCCCTTGTGTTCGGTGTGTTGTATTTCTCAAAAAGCACTCTGTCTGTCACTCCCAGTTCGTTCAGTTTCATTCCGCTCTCCAGTAGCTTCGTGAACGCTGGCATAATACCCCAGTAGATTGATACCTCGATGCTTTCCTCGATGCTCAGTACGTTCAATCGTCCGTCTTTGATAATTTGCACACCTCCACGGAAATAACTGCACTGGTGGAAAATAAAAGGGTATCTGCTGCCGCTCTTCGGTCTGTCAGCTTGCTGCAAAACTGAAAGGTTGTGCACCGTCCGTGGCAACTGGATGGTGTACGTGTAGTTCGATGTCATTTTCGTAACATCACGAAAAAGGTTACTCTTGATGTCGAGCACCACATCGGTGCTCTCCGGCAAATCCATCAAAACACCGTCTATATAAAGTTGCTGGTCTGTCATAATCTCTGAACGTTAATGTTATTGATTATCATTTCGCATACGAAATCCTGCAAGCAAGCTGTGCTCTTCGTATAGCTTCCTGCCTTGATTGTTACGCTCGTCCACAGGTCTTCCTCTTGCGTCCAGTCTCCCCCTAGGTACATGTCAACGACTGGGCTGCTGGCTAGGTCTTGCAGCATATCGAACGTATCACTGCCAACCAACGGAGCACAAAGTTTGATTGAATCCGTGCGCTCGTATCCCTGCCTTCTTCCGCTGTCGCCAACGTAGCCATATATGTCGCTGTATCCGCTCAGATTGTTGCGTATGAAACTCAGGTCGCTGGCAATCTCTCTCGTTTCCTCCCCAGACGCAAAGAGCCAATAGCGGATGAATCCGTGTCGGTCAATCCAACGCAGATAGATGCCGCTCTCAGTATCGTCTCTGTCGATGCGCAGCAATAGTGACTGCTTGCCACCGCTCGCCATCGCAAAGGTAAGGTCGAAAACGTCCGTGAACGTTCCCTGCTGAATCTCTCCATCGTAGTCGTAGATGTTCCAGTACCTGGCACCGCGCGGTAAGATGATTGCATTGAAGTCTATCATGTCTGTGGTCGGAATCTCCAGCAGTTTGTTGGGTGCTCCCTCGTAACCGATTAGCAGTTTGGTGTTCGCCTTACTTAAATACATACCAAAAGAGAACGGATAGTTGGTGAACCACGTAAGGCGTTTGTAGCCGTTCCATGTCTCCCCGAACCTTGGCGCACCCCATACCACGTTCGTATTGAATTCGATGCTCGCAAGCTGTCCGTCTCTGTCATCGTATGCGTTAACCTCAACACTTATGTGCCGGGATAAGATGCTGGCGTCATAGTTCAACGTCCAGTCCACGCCTGCATTGATGCGTCCATCGAAAAAGGCTTGTACGTATGCCCTGGAGTCTGTAATGCACTTTCCGTTGAACGCCTCCACATTGTAGGCTCGTTCTGAGTTACCCCATCTTATTATTACCTCAATCCACGATAGGTTGCTTCCACTCGCTCTTATGATGCAAGGCAAGAAGGCGAAGCACACTTCATCTGGATAGAAAAAAGAATATCCGTTGTTCGTTGTCTGTCTCATATAGTCTCATTGTTTAGTTTGATACTTCCAACCGACTGGTGGATTAAGAAAATAAGCCGCTGCCCGAGCCGTTTCATCGTGTCGGGCACAACGTTGCTGTATACGTCAGCCCTGCCACCAGTCCGGTGCAGCTTAGAACCCTTGCTGGCGATGGTGTGCGCGATGGCTCCTGCCATGCTCATGTCGCCACGCTCTTGTGGTGTATACTTGTGTGCCCGGTCGGTCTTGTAGGGGATAGGTCTGCCGTGCAGTCCCTTGTCCTTCATCCACTGCCGGATGATGCCACGGAAGCCGTACGGTATCTTGCCTGACCTTCGTCCGGTTTCGAGAACCCCGAATGGCTTGTGCCCCCAGAGGATGGTTTCTTCCTCGCTGGGCTGCTCCACCTTTAGGCTCGCTATCGTTCGCCCTGATGCGTTCTGTCCGTTGATACGAATGTGGTTGATGATAAGCTGCCGTGCTCTCTCCACTTCCTCACGCATGATGAGCGATGCCGCCTTGGGGTCGAATTGAATACCTCCCTTGCTCATACCTCACACCCTCCTATTCTCTGTGTCAGTTGAATGGAGTACATTACGCCAGACACGATCGTGCTCAAGCGCTCGATGATGGTCTCGTAGTACTGCTGCCCTTCCAATGGTTCAAACTGGTGCGACTGGTTGATGGCTCGTATCATCCTTGCCCCTGCCACCTTCATTCGGTCGATGCACTCTCCGTTGTCTTCTCCTTCTGCTCCCCTCGGTACGGTGTCGAGATAAGCCAGGGCAACGTTTACGGTATCGTATACCCTGCCGTTTCGTATCTCTGTCGTACCACTGGCTGGGATGATGCAGACGATTGCCGGATAGTTCAGCTTCTCCAGCTTGGTGTCCGCTGTGTCCCAGTCCTCGAATAGGTAGGTGTAGTCTGGTAGCGTGTCTGCTGCCAGCTGCTTCAATGTTTCTCTTATTGTTGCCATAATTATCTAGATTTACGTTTCATTTCCTCTGCCTGCAACTTCTGCAGGTTCCGCTCGTACACGCTTCTCTTGTTGTCCATTTCCATGCACTTGTAGATGCGAAGCCATGGTGTTTTTAGAACCTGGTCGTGGTCGCTGATGCCCATCCTTACCGCATACCAGTCAAGCATGCCGAACAGTCCGAACCGCAGGGTATCTATGCCTGCCTCCTTCTCCAGTCGTGTTGGCTTCGCTGTGTCTGTACTCTCGAAAAGCTTGTTGATGCGCTCGACCTCTGCTGTTACCCAGCCGATGAGCATAACGACATCAACCGCCCTAGCCTGCTCCACTTCCTTGTGGCTCAGACCGAGGACGGTTGTCACTATCTGATACAGACTTTCTTCGCTGTCTGATAGCTGGGAAAGGTCTATTAGCTGCCCGATGGATAGCTGGTTGAGATTGTCGGGCACTTGTTTGCCTCCAACGAACGCTGGTCGTGGCTGCTTGCCGATTTTGTAGCTGGTGTGCCTTGCCACTGCCAGCCAGTACTTGAATGTAGTGTTATTATCCATACGCTTTATATTTTTTATCGTTATCTTTGTCTCAATACGTGCGCCCTAGCCGTTCCATGGCTCGCTACGGATAACTTCTTCAAGGCTACGTATCGTATTGCGTCTATGCCGTGGTTAAATGCGTCTATCGGCTGGTTCGTTGTCTCTCCATCCCTTGACTTCTTCCACTTGTATTGCTGCATGTTCCCGATGATGCCGTGGCTGCGTCTTGTTATGTTGATGCGAAAACGCTTCAAGATGTCGATGCCGTTGTTGATACTGTCCGCTCCCTTGGTGCTGCCGATTATCCACAGCCCTCGGTTGTGTATCTCCTGAATGCTCTTAGGCTCTGCCGAATCCGCAATGATAAGGTCTCGTTTCGTCCGTCCTTGTTCCTTGCATCGGTCTGCGATGTCATCGTTCGTCATTCCAGGCTGGTAGATTTCTTCGTCCACCCATAACTCTCCGTGCGCCAATATAACGTGCTCCAGCGCAGTTGGGTCGTTGGTGAATCCGAAGTCCATACCCCTGCATTCCATCTTCCACTCCTCCCTTGGTGGCAGCTTGTCAACGATGCCCCAGTTGGTGAAGATAAGCCCGGTTATCTTTCCGGTCAGTCCTCTTGCGTAAACTCGCCACAGTTCGGGGTCGTCAATCTCTTCAATTTTCTTGTGTTCCTGCTCAGTCAGGAATCGGTTGTTTCGGTGGTCGCTCAGGATTAATCTGCAATCATCCCTGCCGATGATGTTGTTGTGCACCCAAAACCTTGCACTTGGGTTGTAGTCGATGAATACCTGCTTACGTGTTCGGATGGCCAGCTGCCAAAATACTTCGTACGGAACACCGTTCGCCTCGTTCACGAACAGATAGTCTCGCTTTCCGTTCTTCGCATCCTGCGCATCTTGGTAACTCTTGAACTCGATGATTGAGCCGTTCTTCCCTCGGTAGCTGCTGTCGCTCTTGTTGTTCTTGAACCAGTCCAGCAACTCTGCCCTTGTGTGCAGGATGGTGTCTAGGTCTCGCATGGCTCCCACCTTCAAGTTCGGGAGGTCTTGACCGCACACCGTGATAATTGCCATCGGATGCTCAAAAGAAAGCACTATAAGACGCTGCATGATGGTGTATGTCTTCCCCGAGGACGTGCCTCCTTGGTTTACGAGAAACCTTGGCTTCACGTCCGCATTCGGGTCATACAGTTCACCAATAACGTCAAATAGTGCCATTCTTCAAACAATAAAACTTAAAACAAAATTATGGTAAAAAATTATTCTTTATCCAATCCTTCACGCTCGATTACTTCCTGCTCGCTGGATGCGCACTGGTGTCCCGAGTTGATGTATCGTACCTCGATGCCGCCTTGGAAGCCTGCGTTCAGGTCGAGCACGACCTTATCCAGTCCGAGCAGCTTACAAATCTGCGTCTCTGCCTTTAGGATGATGTCTAGGTAGCGTGGGTCTCCGAGACCTCGCTTCTCAGCATCGAACATTATCGCCTTAACGGTCTCGATGGAAATCTGTTTTCCTCGCTCATCTAGGAGTGGCAGTCCATGCTGGGTTGATTTCTGCAGGTGGTAGTCTTCCTTGGACTTCTCCCACGCTTCCCACGCTTCACGTATCACCAGTTTCAACCTTGCCACCTCGCTGGTTATTTTCTCGTCCGTGTCGGTCAGTCTCTCTTCCCTCCACTCCTTCAATAACCGCTGAATGTCGCAGTGCGCTTGATTGTATTTCGGTCTGTCGAGACGTTTGCGAACCTCTGCCGTGATTTCTCGCTCCGTCCATCCTCTGCGGTATAAGGGTGCGATAATCTGCAAACGGTTCTCGATGTCGATTTTCTGCGCTCGATGTTTATTGTTGTTACCTTGTGGCATATTTTGATTCCTTGAAATTTATTTGATTTTTTATAAAAATTCTACTTGAAAAACTTGCATATTTCAAATAAATTTCGTATCTTTGCAAACGTAATAAGGGAAGAGTCCTTATTTACTGAAACCCTCCGAGGATGAGGGAAAAGTAAAATGAAATCCCAAAGCCTTATGAGAACTTACATTTCGATTAGGATTTGGAAAATCAAAATAACCTTCACGATTGAGCTCTGAGGGTTTTGATTATTCCAAGGGGTGGTGCTCGAACCACCACCCCACTTTGGGATTTCGTTTGCAAATTTACGAATTAATTTTCATATCACCAAATTTTTAACATTATGAGTACTACGAATGAAACTACCTCCAAATCTTGGGGAGGTGCTCGCAAGGGTGCAGGGCGAACGAAGAAATACGCTGCAACATTCTATTTCGGTGCTACCGAGGACGTGGCTAACATCTTGGCAGGGGTCGATAAGAAAGACCGCAGCGGCTTCATCAACCAGTGTATTCTCAAAGCGATGGGCAGGGGTTAATCTCCTGCCTTTTTCGTTTCCGCTCCCTTGGCGGTTATTTTCTGCGAATTTCGCGCACACGGCTTGAACGTTTCAATTACGCTTAGTTATACGCATGGTTTGAGAACGTGCCGCATACGCCCGCATATCGTCTCATCCGTTTATTATCTCCCATTCCCCGGTTGCTTTTACCAGTTGCGCCATCGGTGCTTGGTCTGAGTACTCGCAGCTGGGGTCTTGGTTATCCCATTGCGCATTGAACCGCGACTTAGGGAAAGCCATCCGCAGGCAGATTACGGTCTCTCCGCTTCCGGTCGGTATGGTGTAGGTCTGCCCTTCCTTGATGATGTCGGAAAAAGTCGTTCGGTACTCCGCTGCCAGTTGGTTCATCATATCCATTGGCAGGTGTCCGCTCGTTGCATCGAAGGAATCGGGGAAGGTGTTGCGTATCTCGTTCATGCTCCACCAGCGGTTCGCACTCAAATCGCCACCGGGAGAAATTTCCACGCAGGGGATGCCTGCCTCCTTGATGGCTCTTGATGCGTTGCCGCAGGAGAAGCAGACGCAGCGGTCGATGTGGTTCTCTTCCATGTGCCGCTTGATGATGCAGGCACGGATTGTTTTTGCCCTTTGGCTGATGTCAATCGTCTGTGCCTTCATCGCTCTGCCCTCCTTCCTCTGCTGGTTGTTCTTCCTCTCCTGCTGGTGCTACGCTGTTGAAGGTGTCCGCAAGCTGTTGGGCTTCTTCCTCGTTGTATTCGATAGGCTGGAAATGGTCTTGAACGTGTTTCGGGTCGCCCTTGTAGAATACCAGCACGTTTGTGTGCATCTTTTCGGGCATTCTCATTTCCTCGAACGTCTTCTTGATTTCGTCCATTTCGCCTTTATAGAAAACGAGAACGTTTTGGTGGCACTTCTGTGTCTTGCGTGATTTCATGCCTCCGTCTGCTCTCAGGCATCGGGATGCGACCTGCTCGATCAGGATGAGTTCGTTATAATAGTGAAGTCCTAGCCGCAGGAAGGTGGAGATATTGTCTCCAACGAAATTCCGGTACTCTCCGTTCTTCTTGTTTCGTACCTCCCCAATCTTGACAACCAGGAATGAGCCATCCTTCATTTTGTCTACGCATTGTCTGAAGATGTTTTCGTACTGGCTCATAAATTCCTCGTATGTGCCGAGTGCGCTCATGTCTTCCTTGCTGTAGACTTCCAGGTCGTAATATGGTGGCGAGGTGAAACAGAGGTCGAAATCGCTGTCTTTGATTATCTGCCCTATGTTGTTTGAATCACCACAGAAATATTTCACGCTGCCGTAGTCCTTGGTCGCTTCTGTGTTGATGTCGACCTGCTCCTTGCGGATTTCCACAGCTTGATAGTCGTAGCCTAGCGTGCCAGCAACAACGCCCTTTGTCTGCTCACCTCCGAATGGGTCGATAATCTTTCCGTGTGGCTTGCAGAACCATCGCATGATGATTTCAGCCAGCACTGGGTCGAAAAGGCTTGTACCTTGCGCCAATACGCTACGGTCTGCCTTGGCTTTCTCTTCGGGCGATACATAGTTCTCGAGATACTCATCGAAAGAGATGCCTTTCTCTTTTCTGAACTTTTCGCTCTTGGAGTACAGTTCCTTGTATCGCATTTCCTTGGAACGGACGAGTGTCTGTTCACGGCTTGCCCCGATGTCCTTGCTGGAAACGATGGCACGCCATTGCTTCTTTCGCTCTACCCAGTATCCTTGGCGTGTGTCGAGGATTGAGAAGGGAGGAACGACAAACTTATCCACTAGGCTTGGTTTCGGTGCTCCTTCTCCTTCTGTTGGAGTATCGCCCCCCTCCTTTTGCTCATTGCTGATGCCTGCCATACCGAGAATCCATTGTGGGATTGCCCAGTCCGTCAGCGGCTGGTCTCCGAACTGGTTTGCCAGTGCATCGGTGTCCCAGTCTCCGAAGCCAGCATTATCCTTGATGATGAATTCTTTCTTCTGTCCTTCCGTGAGGTCTGATGCCTTGACGATCGTTGCAGTTGGCTGCTCCTTCCACTGGCTCCAGTAATTGGCGATTGCCAGCTTCTCTGCATCGGTAAGACGCTGGTCTGTGTCGAGAACGTCCATGATGGCTTCCGGTGTCATGCTCACGATGTGGCAGAGTGCCCTCGTTCTCATATTGCCACCCAGTGCCTTGTAGGTTTCGTCTACGACTATCGGGCGAAGCTGGAGCATTTTAGGAAATACAAGGATGCTCTTTACCAGCTTTTGGAAATTCGCCTCTGTTATAGTTCTCGGGTTCGCTTCGTTCTCGCTGACCCTCGATAGTGCGATTTCTTCTGTTTTCATTTTCTTCTTGTTTTAAGTTCGAAATACATGCTTATCTGATAAACACTGGCGCAAAGATACGACTTTTTTGCTTTAGTTGTTTGTTCTTTGCACATTTTTAACTTTTTCCAACACTTCGCTTTTATTTGTAACTACTCAGCACCCATAGAAGTACCCCTATGGGCATGAGTAATCG